GCTCTTCTTTACCAGTACCGGCAACAAAACCACGCTCCAATCCAACAGCCATCGCTTCAACCATCATTGTACGGACATAACGCTCTACCCACACTGGACCTAGATTAAGCATGTCATTTGAAATAGGGATAAATGCTGTTAATTTAAGTTGAGTAATAGACTCTTTCCGGAAAGTAGCATTAAGTTGCCCTTTGATATCTCCAAATAACGGCCCCCATACTGCTGCACCCTCTGGATCACCATAAATAAATTCTGTAACTGCTCCAAGGTTTTCCAAGCCGATATGTTGCAAGAACGGATGGCCCTGTTTTAAATCATCGAAAACACGCTCTTGTGTGGACTTTGGTAGTGTTTCAGTGTCTTTAAAACCGCCATCCTGGACAACAGCATTAAAGAATTTCATTTCTTCGCTTGTAAGGACATTGGAACCGCGTGCTTGCATGATAGAACGGTCCAAGATAGAATCATTAACTTGATTCAGAATATCGGCTTGTACATCAGTAGCAAGTGCTTCAATCATGTTGTTTAATGCTGCAGATTGTTGTTCTGGAGTGCCCTCCTGTGTAGCTTTCGCGAATGCTAGTTTCTTTTCCTCAAAGTTATTGAATTTCATTGTCATATTTACTTTCCCCCTAAATTTAAAAAGAGCGTACCAAGATTCTGCTTTGGAGCAGGTTCCCGAGTAGGCTCTTTTGGTTTTAATTCATTTTTGATTTCGTTTTTAAATTCGGCAAACAATTGCTTTAGCGTATTTTCATCAATGCCAGAAGATGCCGCTATTTGTTTAGGCTTTTCGAGTTTATTATTAAACTCCTGAGCTTTGTTTTGGAATAGCTCAGACTCAACCTCCTCTGGATCAGCATCGATAATCTCGTCAATCAAACCAAGTGTCAAAGCTTCCTCAGCTGTTAAATAAGTTTCTTCGTCAAGCAGTTTCTTCATTTTTGCCTCATCCACTCGATTAGTGTAGGACTTCAACACTGCCTGGCTAACCTTCTCGACATTATCTGCTGCTTTTCGAAGCTTCTTTGCGTCTCCTGCCGCAATCGTTTGGGCATTGTGGACCATCAACATGGTGTTAGCATGTGCTCTGATCTTATCGGCACCCATACAAATAACAGAAGCTGCTGATGCTGCTATTCCTGTAATTGTGACAGTAACATTCCCTTTGTGACCCTTAAGAGTGTTGCAAATATCAATTCCTATAAAAGCGTCGCCCCCATAGGAATTAATAGACAAATCGATGTCCTCATCATCCTTAATGGATTTCATCATGTAATTGAAATCCCAAACGCTTGAATTCCAGCTAATAATGTCACCTTTGATTTTATGCTTCACTGTTTCTCACCTCCTTTAAGCGCTTCTTCTACGGTTTGATAGTTTTTAGTGATGTAATATTCATCCATGAGTGGATTATCAATTCTATCCATTCCCAATTCTTCTCGTAATTCATTTCCATTTGCGACACCTGCAGCCCGTAATTTATCAACTGCTGAAGCGACGTCAAAAATATTGTTGTAGGAAATAGGCTTAATTTCCATCCGTTTACCTTTTAAGAATTCGGCTTTATCTATAAATTTTGCGTTGCCTTCATCTTTAATTTTCTTAAGCAACGGATCAATGCAGAAATTCATGTAATTCCGTGTTTGCTTTTCCACATCTGCCATTTCGCCCTTTAATAAAGCAATCGGGATACCCAGCGCATTTGCCACCTGATACAAAAAGCCGTCTGTGACTTTATTTACCTCGTCCACAGGATGCGCGTTACCATTGGTTTTTTCTTCGTACTTAAATCCCTTTTGTTGCGGGACAACAGCTATAGATTTTTCGCTAAACGCTTTATAAATCTTGTTGATATAGTTTTGTAGTTTTGCTTGGCTACCTTCGCTTTTCTCTTGGATAGTTTCTATGTCAACAAGAGCCCGAATTTGATTTTTCCGTTTTTGAAATTCTACAATTCTATCAAACAATTCACCATAATCGGTGTACAGGCCATCTAACAAGGTCGTCAGTTTTTCATTTGTGTACTGTAGATAAATGACTTCACTCATTTTGAAAGTGCGCTTGAATTCATAATTCTTAACAACAACATCTGTAAAGCTGTCCTCAAACACGGCATATTCTGTATGAGTAAACGAGTCGGCAATTAATAAATCGTCAGTGTCCGTTTTTATAACCAGTACTTCGTTTTCTTTAATTAGCTTGTGAACTAACTGCTGCCAGAATGTCGAGGCCGTCTGATTTGGATTTGGCCTTACGTTCAAACGGTAATACAACTCATCTTTGACGATTTCCTTACCGTTCTTGACACGAAAATCAGATTGGCTTATGGTCCTGGCGATCATGTCCACACAAATTTGGATAGCCAATTTTTTCATATGGATTTTTTTAGAAGTGCTTTCAATAAGATCAAAATCAAACATGAATTCTAGTTCTTTATTTCGGCTTTTTACTAAGTCTAAAAATCCCAAATAGTCTCACCACCTCTCAGTTAAAAATCAATGTCATCTAAGAAAAAGTCTATTTCATCCGATATTTCATCAACCCGATACAATCCACAAACAAAAGCTTGGAATCCATCAGTTTTCCGGCGAATAGGTTCTTTCTTTTGGTATTCTTTATTTCCATCTTTTTTTATGACAACAAGGACATTGTTGGTGTACCAGCGCATCAATGGATTATCACCAAAGATAAACAATTGATTAGCAAATCCAATCTCTACACGCGGGGCTAACAAACTATGGATCGCTCTTGGATTTCGAATAATTTCTACTTCAAATCCAGCTTGTTCAAATAATGGTTTTAAAACTTCCATACGGAAATTATCACCTATGATTTTTTTTATTTGATAGTATTTTCTCTGTTCGATAAACCAATCCACTATTGTTTGAGGATTGATTGTCTCTTCATCAACAACAGTAAGAAGCCCTTGTTCTTCCCATTCACGAATCGGGGCAAATTTTCGTTTACCAGCCATTTCTGCATCATACTTTTTGGAATAACTGTAATACTTATCAACAAACTCTTTACGAGCATATGAGTGTGTAATGAATGGATATTTCCCTTCATGTTTAAATAAAAGCCCACATGCAGCAAAATCTCGAATACTAGCAAAATCCAAACAGCCAATACATTCTTTGTTTAATAGATTAGACATTTGTTGATCAGTAGCTTCAATTTCTTCCCATTTAGCAACTGACCGTTCCAAATCCGTTACCGGTAAATTCATACGTTTGGTCATAAATTCTTCGCGGTTACTTGGATCATCTTCTAAACTCTCGTATTCTTCTAAAATTGTTTCGTAAAGACCTTGAGCATATTTATTGCGTGGATGGCATAACATCGGATTTGCTTTTTCCCAATTCTCAGGTTCGTTTACTTCGTCTTCACTGTCCAATTTACAGATGAAAGGGAAAACTGCATTGGGACGAGCCTCGCCTTTTAGAACTTTTAATGCGAGCTCTTTCAAACCATCTAAAAAACCATCCCGGACATAACCATCTGTACCGATATAAAATTCTCTTGGATTAGCCTTTTTACCAAGACCAGAAATGTGAACACGAACATCCTTATTTGATTCGTATTGATGGATTTCATCAAATACAACAGCACCATCACGTAATCCGTCTTTTGTTTCTCCGTTGGAAGTACGAAATTTTAAAATTCCTCCTGTTTTTTTACTAGTGATTTTTTCCTTAGTCCTTGAAAACATAGCCTTCAAAGGACCGCTTCTACCAATCACATTATAGGTTTCTTCAAAAGACGTTTTTGCTTGTTCTTCCGAGTTTGCAACGATGGAGACGTTGTATTCCACAATGCCGTGAAGTGGGCTAGTCAAGAAATGAGTAATAACAGATATTAAACCGTTCTTACCAGCTCCACGCGCGATGAGCCATAAATGCTTACGATAAAATACACGGTCATTATCTTTATAAAATAAAAAGACGAACGCTATAAGAAATCTATCGAATGGAACAAGCGGGAAATACCACTTCTCACCAAATCGGATACAATTCTCAATCATTTCGTCATCAAAATATAAGTCATCACGACTCAGTACATGCTCCTGTAAATACTGAACAAGCATGACTCGCTCTTTATTTAGTTTTATCTTTCCAGATTTCCAGAGATTAATATATTCCTCAACGTATTTATTAATTATCAAACTAAATCAGCTTCTGAATATTGATTTTCACCAGAAGGAGAGTGGGTTCCTTCGTTAATAAAGTTAAAAGTTCTTTCGATAGCTAACAGTTGCTGATTTACTTTCATTTTGTCATTTACGGCCGGATGGCTTTTAACAAATTTTTGCGAACCGTTTTCTGTAACAACGGTTGCGCCTTGGACTTTTATCTCTTTATCCAGTTGTCTATTCAATTTAACTAAACTTACATATCGCTCGACCTTATCTACTTCCACAAGATCGTCTGTATCAATCCGGCTCATAAGTTGCTTTTGAAGCTTTGAAATGCTTATAGGCATTTACCCACCCCCCTTACGTGAAGATTTTTCTCTGGAAATCTCGACAGAACACCCCCCGACCGCTCCGTGATAGATGTAAAAAAAACAAAAATATTGGACGGGGGGTATTTACCATTTTTCGTCATTCCATTTATTTTCTTTTTTCGAAAACCGACCATGTTTCTCGTTATGATGCCAAACACAAAGCACTTGCAGGTTATCAAGCTCCAATGCTAACTCTGGATGCGTCTCAATCTCTTTGATATGATCCACATCTAGGCGGACATTTGTTTTTACTTTTCCTTGCCGTTTACATTCCTGGCATTCAAAGTTGTCACGTTCTAATGCTTGCTGCCTTATAGATTGCCAATTACCTGACTTATAGAATTGCATCTTTTGTTCGTATGTTTTATATTCGGCCATGACCTAGCATGTGCTCCTTGCTCTAGCCATCAATGGCTTACGGTTAAGCACCTGGCTTTTCATAACTAATTTCTTATGAGTATTCCAATATGGTTTAACATCCTCATGTAAATAGAATTCAATACCCTTAATCATTGCTTCAGATAATTCTTTAATCCTATTCCAAATATTAATTGCGCCTTCGGCAATAACAGTTAATGATTTCCTAAGTTCCTCAATATCAATACCTGTTACTGTAGCAAGTTCATAAAGCTTAGCTTCTTGATCTTCAGATAAAATCATTTCCTCCTCACGCTCCTTTCTTTTTTAGGCATAATAAAAAGCACCCAATTTAATTGGATGCAATATTTATGGAATTATTGTCGTTACCTATTGTTTTCTCTATATCCCTTACAGCAATATCCAAAGTACATTAAAAGAGCGGTAAGTATCTGACCAATAGCAAATCCAATTAAAAATAGTTTCACTTCACCTATCCACAACCTATTTTTATTTTTATAATTGTTCTCTTTCTTTATTCATTTCTCCTCTCTCTAAGAATAATTATCAAAGAAAGGAATTAATTAAACAAATACTATTGTTCGTCAAAATATGACACAAAACGTTTCGGCAAATGTAATTATGAAATTATACCAAGCATCTATTAAACTATTCACTTAGTTCATTTCCTTCTCACAGCTCCATTCTTTCTGTAATAAGTCGGGACATTCATGTTCATCAAGTCCTCTATCTCCCTGATCGTTAACTTCTCTTTATTTCGCCTCTTCTTCTTTTTCGGTGAATCGTTAGATTTCTTCTCATCCTTCACAACCATCACCTTCTTAGACAAAATAAAAACACCTGCATTTAACAGATGTTTAAAAGGATTTCTTCCCTTGCAATACATGTTGCAAGTATATTTCTTTAATATTTTCTTTAATATTTTCTTTAGGCTTCGCGCTCTAATGAAGGAAAAATTTTTATCGTCCTACAGGTGTAGTACGACATCGTCCTACAATTGTGGGACTACATCGTCCTACAGGTGTGGTACGATAAACATAGTCCTACTATTGTGGGACGAACAAGTTTTCGCATTAAAAAAAGCACCCTCGAAAGGATGCTCAATTATTATCTTTTTAATAAATTTGAGGCATTTTGTGGTCTATTCGTTTTTGATAAATTTCCCCACATAATATTTACCACATCATTTTCATGATCATAACCCATAGCAAAGTTATCACGTTCATAATAATTCGGATTGCTTGGATCACTGATTTGAGTAAAATAATCTTTAATATTTTGAGATGTCTCTGGCGCTCCTATTTTTGAAGAAACTTCAGAAAGAAAATCAATGTACTTACCATATCCACCAACATAACCATTTACGATAATTCCAACTTCTTTGTCACCATCATAGATCCAGAAAAAAGAATTTGTATCAGTCTTAAATGTAAAACCAAACTGAGCTGCTACTGAGCTGATTTGTTTAGTTAATTGGAATTCTACTTTGCCATCAGGACCTATCTTTACTCCATCAATAAAAGTATTAGTAGCCATTATTCCGTTTGGATAGAAATAATATTCATCCTCACCTAAAACTAGCCAACCAATTTTCATTTCCCCACTAGGGGTTAAGTAGTACCAATTAGAACCGTCCTTAAGCCACCCTGTTTTCATAACACCCGAAGATTCAAAATAACACCACTGACCGGAAACGCGTGCCCAACCTATTGACATAGCACCAGTTGGTTGTAGGTAATATAACTTGTTTCCTTCATTATGCCATCCAGTTTTCATAGCACCAGTTGATTGTAGTAAATACCACTTGTTTCCTTCTTTTAAC